GGTGGAGCCTGTATCTCATTTACTTTCTTTGTTATGGCGTAGGGATTCTGCCACCAACTATATGCACCAGCAGAACTTGCATACAACAACCTAGTATTATACTTTCTACAATAATCAAAGATGGGTTTAGATTTTTCAACGTTATTCTCCCAGAATTTATCAGGATTATTTACACTATCTCTGAGTGCAGCGTAGGCAGCTAGATGAACTATAAGATCATAATCTGCACACCCAACGTCTACAAAGTTTTCTATGTCATCTGGTCTATCTAATCCATCAACATCAAAGATGTCACTCAGAAAATTAAAAACATGACTACCAATAAAACCTTTATGGCCTGTGACTAATACTTTCATAATACTTTGAGTGTTAGGTGATTATTACAATCACCAAAGAATTTACCCTCAAGATTGTAATTAAATGAGATACTATATCTCTCCTCCTCTGAATGAGATGGAGTTACATAGTGGTCTAAGTGAGCAGGGAAAAGAAATATACCACATTGTTGTGGTCTAAATCTTTTTTCAAAACTATTCAGATCATCATACCCAGTAAGAGATGGTTCCCAATAACTATTAATCCAAGTAGCGTTCCTTGTGGTAAAAATAATGTCACCACTATTTTCTGGCGTCTGTAAATAAAACACTCCAGAGAACTGAGTATTATTATGGCGATGTTCCTTTATATAATTTCCTTTCTTTTGAAGATTACCCCAAGAATTAATTCTTTTCAATCCATGTTTACTAAAATCTATCTGTAAACTTTGAGCGAAATTATGTACTTCTTCATCTATTTTTGTTCTTAGATTTTCTAACTCTGGTTCAGACAATAAATCCGCTTCTAGTTTTGTTGTCTCTCCATTCGGGCCTTCATATATGTCTTTATCACTAGCCCAATCTAGATTTGACACATAATCTATCATAAACTTGAGTTCAGAAGGTCTAAACTCTAAGAAATTTTGATATACTGGCGTTGGAAAAAGAATATGTAGTTCAGACATTTACGATTGCATACTTTCCATATACTGTCTATCATTCAATCCCGCTGTCTGAACCTGAGTAAGTCCAATATTACCCTGATACCAACCAGTAGCGATGTACTTTGAAGACATAGGAGGATTTCCTCTATGTAAATGTGTGTAACCGCCTGGCCATATACAAACTGTTCCTTTCTTTGGTTTTACTTTAAGTTTTTGATATAACCACTCTGTCTCTCCACCTTCTTCTACGTCATTTAGATATACCATCCACGCCATAGTTCTAGTATTATTATTCCAATTAAGATTCTCAGCATGAAACATGTGATATCCCTCTGTAGGATCTGTTTTCTGTAATAAAACAACGGAACTAACATAGTTGAAATTAGTTAGATATGAAAACTCACTTATGTAATAATATAAACATCCATTTACGCCTTGCATTAAATCTTTTGCCTCTCCTGGCGAGAAAGCATCAAGACAAATTTGTTTATCTTTTACATGAGTATATCTTCTACCTTGAACTTGTTCTGCTGTGTCGATATAGTTAGTTAGATAGTCGCAGAAATTTGGATCTATTGAATTAGGGAAGACGCCAATAAAATCTGTTATATCAAATGGTGGTTTCTGGTCTTGCATTTTTTTACCAATAATTTAGGGGGCATCGAGAAGCAGTAAACTTAACTTTATTGACTAAGAAACACCCACACTCTCTGCATAAGTGACGTTGTTCATCAAATCTATTACACTCTCTACATATATCTATTCTTGCTTTTTTTACTTCTTTTGGTACTAATAAAGTACCCTTACTTACGAAACCTTTTATAACATCATACGCTGTCTTAGAAAAGATTTTTGCCTTCTCTAAGTTTGATGGTTCATCTTTATGATGCGACATGATCTTTAACGTAGCATGGAACTCCAGCAGGGTCTAACCATTTTGTATACTCAAAGTCTTCAATAGCTGTTTTCATCTGCATCCAATTATCACAGAGATACATGTCCTTGTATCCGTTATGATTATTCCACTTTTGAATACGATAATCTGGATGGCCATTCTCTAGGAGATCAGGCATCTTCACATATCTGTATGGGTCATGCTGATACAAAACGTCAATCATAATAAAAAAATGTATATACTTTATTATACACAATCTTTATTAGGAAGTCAAGCACCATCATCATGATTCCACATATATTCTATATCTTTTGCTTGTCCAGAATCAATAACTGGTTTGAGAATGCCCTTATCTGGTACTAAAGCTATCTGACCATCAGGAGTATCCAGTAAAAAGGTTTCACCAGCCTGAGCTCGATCAACTATATCACTAAAATTTTCCTCCAGATATTTCAGACTTATAATTTTCATTTTGGTAACGACAAATCTTGAGAAGCTGTATTCAATTCTCGTATGCGTTCTTGTTGATTTCTATTTTTCAAATGAGCCAAAACTAATTCTGGTGTTGTCAACTCATAAGGATCATTAGGTAAGTTGTCTCTAGTTCCTTGACTACCGCCAGGAGTCTCCTCTTCAAGGTATGTCATCTGACAATTATCTTCAAGAAGTAAAGCAAAACGCCATGTTCTTTTTCCCATACCTTTGTTATACATTTCATTAACAGTTAGACCACCTGACATGCCACCTTGATTATCTATTCTCATTGATAAAGCACCATTACCATCTGGAAGACACTTACATTTTTTAATCTTCATTGACTTCCACCAAGCATCCATTACATATGGATCATTCATACTGACAAAGTATATTTCATCTACCTCGGTTTCTTTTATAAAAGTGTCGTATAAAGCTTCATACTCTTTTACCATTTGAGTATCTACTGGAGAGAAAGCAGCATTGATTCCAATGAGAAGTATGTCTTTGCCCTCAAATAAATTGACAGTTGATTTTCTAATAAGTTTTTTTCTACTCAAAAAGAAAAGTTCAGCATTAGGTAAAAAGTTCATTTTTTCAATTGAATTATTTGTATATTATATATGTAAGACAATTTCAAACTCTTTTAAGATTGCGGCTTGGGGATCTTGATCTCTTATGTTACAATATTCCAACCATCTTAAAGCTGTCTTGTCTGGTTCTTTTAAACCTTTACCATATAATATGGTGTTGACTCTATCGTTTAAAGTACAGAACAAATTAGCGATATGTTCCGACTTTATTCCTATTAGATTTTGAATTTCTTCTCGTGTAACATTAACTTTGTACATTTGAAATTCAGTGCCATATATTGAATGAAAAAGGGCAGCTACCTGTTCATGATGAGGTCTGTCATAACCATTCAACATACCAGCAACGCTTATAGAATGTGAAAGAAGATTTGAATCTCTATGGGGTATGTTATCCGCACCTAAAGAAGTCAGATAATTAACACAATCACTAATTGAAATAGTCTTTTCTATAGTATCGGCCTAAAACATTGCTATTATAGTAGGCTGGTTCTCCATTGTCAAGAGCTTCAGTTAAGACGTTGTTAACAAACAGTTGTCTGGTCTCTTCATAGTTGGTTTTCCCCAAAGTTGTATGGAGAGACAAGATCTCTCTGGAAAAGTTGGATTTTCCAAACTCGGATACGTCGGCTTTGAGTTCGGGGGACGATCCATAATACTTCTTCCAATCCGATTCGCTAGTAACTTTTCGTTTGCCGCCTCTGGGTTTTCGTTTCTGTACGAAATATTTTCTGCCGATGTACTTCTTACCTGTTGTCTTATTTGTAATGCAGTAGACGAAACCGAAGAAATCATTAATATCGTCAGAAGTGAAAGGTTTACCCTCATATAGCCAGGGGTTTTCGTAATCTCCTCCTTCAGCCATTCCATCATTTTCATATCTTCACACTATGTATAACAGGTTTTTCATTCCTTAAAACGTTGTATAGTTCTCGGTTTTCAGAGGCAGATACAGGATAGAACTCAGCACTGGCATCGAATCCATCATACCTTTTTGCTTGGTTGATTACGATAGAACCCTCCTCTCCTGATTTTGATCTGTGAAATGTTCCACGAGGTATCAACAGAGCGCCACTCTGTCTGGTAAGATTGACAAGATGATATGGATACTTCCATTGTAGATTTACTAATTCAAATGTCCTTGACCCTGATACTACTCTATTGTAATCGTCTTGGAAACTATGAATATAAAATGACTTTGCACCTACACAATCATCAGGTGGTGAGGTAGCAGGGCCATCATGGATTACTAGGTCTGCTGCGTTAGATTCTTCAACAGATATATCATAGAATACAACAGCGTCTGTCTCTCTAAAGATTCTATGTTTTATAAACTGGACTTCATTCATGACCACAATCTCCTTAACTGACGAACATCAGTTACACCATATAATGCCTTGACAGTTGCTTCTGCATCCTCTCTTAAATTGGATGGTGAGAAGAACTCTACTCTTGTCAATCTATTTGATTGTAACATTATTTGTGCTGTCCATTTAGTCTCTTTCATTTTAATTTATTCCAAGTATCTTCCCAGCCTAAAACTTCTACTACCATACCTAATTTATTTTTCTCGATAGCATCTGCTAGTGGTCTGTCATTCCCATGAGGATCTAATCTGTCTCCAAAGAATACCACATCGCCATCAGGAAAGTCTCTGATGATCTGACTCTTATCACATCCTTTACTTGATATATCTACGCCTGTCACACCACCCACAAAGGCATGTAAATCAGGGAACTTTTCATTGAATCTATTTGCTATACCTTCTCTTTCTTTTTTTATACAATCCCAATCACTATACACCAATCTCTCTGTCTGATTGGCACCTCTACCAACAACACTAAAGTTGACACAGCCTGGTCTTTCTTCTATGTGTGTTCCTGTTCTTACAGGAAAGTGACTCTCATGCAATTCCTCTAGAAGATGTTCTCTTGCTTCTAAAGGTAATGTCCAATCATTTCTGTATACTGAAATGTCTCCTTCATACACATCATTGCCAGCACAATTATACACCCTCTTACAATTACAGTAGAGAAGGTGTGTAATTTGTTCTATAGTCTTATCCCTATCGCTTCCTGTGACGAGATAGACCTCGTTTGCAAGAGCAAAACTGTTAAAGAATATTAGAAAGTCTGGGTCAATTTTCTTTCTGCTGGGAGTGAGTGTCCCATCAACATCAAAGATATATTTCATAATAATATTATATGATTAATTATTTACTTTGTCAACCTATTCTCCGCCGCCGTTTCCTCCACCATTTCCACCGTTGCCGTTACCACCATTACCGTTCCCATTGCCACCATTACCGTTCCCATTGCCATTAGAACCGCCTTTTTTACCATTAGATTCATCTTCTTTGTTTTCTGGTCTTAACATTCCACCATATCCAATCCTGTATCCACTAGGAATCGGTTTGCATTTCTTATCATTGAAGCAGTAATACTGCCCGTCCTTACACTTTTTTGCGGATTTGCCCTCCTCAATTACAGGAGTGTACTCATCCTTCAAATGATCTGGGATAATATCAGAAACATATCTTTGATGTTCCCTTCTCTGCAATAATCTTCTTCCTCTTGCACCAGCATCCATGGCTTTCATAGGCTGTTTTAACACAGATTGTTTCCTTTGTAAAGCCTTTATCATGCCAGAAACTTTTTTTGTTGATGTTGTAGATGGATTATTTCTAACTCCACCCTTCACATAATCTTCACTAATGAAGTTACCCTCTGGTTCGTAAGAACAATTCCATTTACGAAGTGACTTGTTGATCCTTGAATTTGGATCTCTTGCTGTCTTAGCTGAGGTAAGTTTCTTTTTCATACCTTTCATTCTTCTACAGAATGATAGTCTTCTTTTAGCTGACTTAGATCCCTTTTTTAACTTAGATGGTTTAGTTGTAACCGCAGTCTTAAGTTTTGAGCCTGGGTTTGCAGCACCATATGATGCAACACCTTT